TGGTAGCGAAGATGTGAGACGATTTAAGCTATTTTTATATTTTTACATATCTTCTCAAACCTTTGTTGCAACTGGTTTTTCTTAAAAAGCTCTTTGCAGTTATTTTAAGTCATCCAAAACTAAGTGGTTAAAAAGTGGTTAATTTTTTCGATTACTTTTCTATATTTCCTTGCCATCTTTTACCCCTAATATATATATCTTTTTTATAAGATTCCTATTATTATTTATAATATCACATTCTTGTTTATTAAACAATACCTCATTCTCTTTAATCCTTTCTTTTATAAATTCATTTAATACTACCTCTTTCATTACATATCCTCCTACATTTATTTAGAACGTTCATAACCGAAAGATATATTTAGTCTTGTTGCATTTGGGCAACATTTTATGAAAGAGGCATTTTCTTTTATGAAAACAAAAAATGACACGTTTTATTGTGTCATAATATAACTTTATATAATTCTTTGACATCTACATTTAAAGCTATCGCTATTTGTATTAGCGTAGATATCTTAGGTTCTCTTTCTTGTCTTTCTATTTTACTTAAATGTCCTTTACTTATTCCAGATAATCTGGCTAATGTTTCTAGTGTAATATTCTTTTTAAGTCGGACTTCTCTTAATAATATCTTTACCTTCATAAAATCACCCATCTTTAGTATGCTCATTTTCATGTATATCATGTATTTTGTTGCATTTGGGCAACTTTATTAAATTTACATTTTGTCCACTATGGTGGAAAAGTGCCATTTTCTTATATGAAAATAATAGCTTTTCATATTACCACCAACTTTAGTATGTACTAATATCTAGAAAGTATGCAAAAAAAGAAGCCCTTTAGACTTCTTTTGCTAGTTTTATTATTTTTTTGAATCTTCTTGTTTTTAATCTTCCTTTTAAACTTTCTGATGATAATATTAAATAGAATTTTAGCAACTTGTTATACTCTTTCTCATTTTTTATATTTAATACTTTTATCATTTGTAGAGAGTCTTTACATGCTTTTTCCATAACTATCATCTCCTTTATGATATTATAACATTTTATGTTGAATTGTTGTGTTGGAATTTGTCGAAAATAAAAATATTTTAATGATGTAAAAATATTCAATTTTAGTCCTAAAATCGACCCTTCACAATCGATTTTAAGCCGTTTTTATTTTTCAAGCCAATAAGTTATATTCCTTGATTTTTAAGCGTTTTTCAAGTTTTTTTAAAATTTTTATATTTTTTTGAAAAAATATTGACACACGTATCAATACGTAGTATAATGTTTATAGAAAGGAGGATAATAAATGCGTAGTAAACAGCTAATCAAATTGCTAAAGCAAAATGGTTGGCAAGAAATATCTCAAAACGGTTCTCATTTAAAAATGAGAAAACGGAAATCAAACTGAGATTGTTCCTGTACATAACAAGGATATTCCAATCGGAACAGCTGAAGCAATACTAAAAAGGACAGGGCTAAAATAATTAGCCCTTCCTAAAAACTTCAATATAATTTTTCAGCATGTTGAGGAGGATGCTTAAATTTTATATTTTACTATGTTTGTTTGCTATGCGTTTTTTCCTTTCTATCTTATATAATTTGGAGGTATAAAAATGAAAAATGAACTAACTGTCTTTCCCGCAATATTTACTTTTGACGGTAAATATTATAATGTTGATTTTATAGATTTAAAAGGTTGTTCAACTTTTGGAGACAGTATACAAAATGCTTATTTAATGGCTCAGGATGCTATGGGCTTATATTTAGACAATTTAACAAATTTTCCAAAACCAACCTTAGACATCTCTAAAATTATTTTACAAAAAAATCAATTTGTTTCATTTGTAAGCATTAATATGGATGAGTACCGAAAAAAATTTAATAATAAATCTATTAAAAAAACATTAACAATACCTGCATGGTTAAATTATTTATCTGAAAAAAATAATATTAATTTTTCACAAGTTTTACAAGAAGCATTAAAAGAAAGATTAGGTATTGACTAATTTTTAAAAATGTCATATAATATATATTAAAGAAAACGCATTTATTATCCTTGAAAAAGGAGATAAAAGGGGCTAGTACAAACTAGTCTCTTTTCAATTTAAAGAAAAAAGAGCTAGACTAGAAATTAATCTAATCTAGCTCTAATATTATAATTTAGTACAATAATTTAATGAAATCCACCCACTTGGAATTAATCCAAATCCATTTTGAACTTTAGTAACTGTTGTTACTACTCCACGTTTTAATCCATTAGTATATTGATTTCCTAATCTTTTATTTTGATATCTTGCATTAGACGTTAATTGTTTATATCCTTTTATTTTATACTTTGTACTAGGACCTGTTCTAACATTTAAGACACTAGCATTTACTTTGTATTTTCCTGTTGTATATTTCACACCAGAAATAGTTTTAACAGGATTTGAAGCTACAGCCATATAACTTGTTAGATAATTACTAGAAACCCATTTATTTGTTCCTATTCTACTCCAATTGCCAGCTGTTTCATATACTGTTACTGCTGTGCCATTAGATAATCCGCCTACAATATATCCATTAGGCTTATTTCTTATATTTAATCCTATTTTAGCATTTACATATCTAGTATATGCTTGTGTTGTAACTGGACGTGTGTTGTTTACTTGTACATTTCCATCATGAGCAAATGCAAAGAATTTACTATAATTAGCATAGTTTCTAAAATTGTCTATACTACAATATACTGTATTTCCATCTACAGTTACTTTGCCTCTTCTTGTACTTGTTGAGAATTTGCCACTATATAAATATGGATCATATATCTTTAATGTATCTCCATCTATTCCAACTAGAACGATAAAGTGTCCACCCGTTGTAAACAATCCATTTCCACATGATACTATTACATAATGATTATTTCTTAATAACTCTACAGCTTTGTCTAAATAATATGTTTCTTCATATCCAATATCAAATTCGTCTGCTACAGCTCTAAAAGCACTAAAATATGTACCATTATTTGCACTTCTATATCCATGTTGTACAAACAAATCACACATAGTATCAGGTGTTATTGCTCCTTTTGTAGCTGTTACTACCATTGAAGCACATGTAGGACCACAAGCACTAGAACCTATTGTTTGGTTTGGATTGCCTACACTAGAATACATCTTGCTTGCCCATCTACTATCTAATTGTGAATAATATGTTAATCCAACATAGTCTCCTAATTCTACATTCCAAGTTTCTGCTTTTGCTCCTTCATAAGCTATTTCTCCTTGAAGTTGAAATCCTTCTGTTTCTTCTCCTTCTTGCTCATTTGATACAGCATTCTCTTGTTCTTCTGTTTGTTCTATTATTTCTGTAGATGGTAAAGATTCTATTTCTTCTTTACTCATTTCTCTTGTTGCTATATCTGTTACAGTGTCTGTAACTTTTTCTACTACATCTTTTTTTAGCTCCTTATCATCTATAAAAAATATTGCACTAAAAAATATCATAACCATAGCCACTATAACTGCTATGGTTATATTTCTATCTTGTTTTTTCATTTCAATGCCCCTTTCTTTTCTAATTCTTCCCATTTACTATGTACATATGAATTTCCTTTAAGGTTTGTATATTCTTCATATATTTCATAAGCTCTTTTAATTTGAATATCTGACTTTGGTTGTTTGTTTTCTATGTCAGATAGAAAATCTGTCAAATATGTTTTGTCATGTTCTTTTTGATTTTCCTTCATTTCTTTTTTTACTGCTTCTAACTCTTTTTTAAATTCTGCCTTTATACTTTCTAATGTCTCAATTTTTTTATTAGTTTGATTTGATATTAATGTATTAATAATAACTCCGTAGCACTGTTATTATTGCTACTATTATTGTGCTATCCACTATCCCACCTCCTCTATCTCTTTAACTTTCCACTTCTGTATTGTATTTTCTTTTTGTTCTTCAACCATCTGTTTTTCCTGTTCTTCTGCTAAATATGTTATCAATTCTTCGTAATCTTCTGCTGTTATTTTATTTTTATCTGCATAATCACTAGCTTTTATTATTGCAAAGTCTACAGTATATATCTTTGATTTATATAAATTCATTATTGCATTTTTGAATAATTTACTAGTATTCAATTTACTCACCTCCTGCAAGTATTTGAGCTTGCATATTATTTAATAATAGTCCTATATCGGCTAATGCCTCAACTTCAAAAATAGGCTTTATCTCATTCGTACTAAATATATTTGTTTGTCCTTTATAACTTATTGCATTTTTTATTTGTTCATATACTTCTTTCTGAACTTCTGTATATGTTTCTATCTCTTCTTCTGCTAGTTCGTATTCTACTGTAATAGGATTTTGCGATAACCAAGTTTTAAGTTCTGTTACTGTCGTTGCTTTAGATTTATCTATAAATATTACAAATTGTTTTCTTATTCCAGCTGAAGTCGACCAGCTAAAATGTTCCGTGTCTGAATTGATATTCGAAAATTTAAAGTGGCTACAAAGTGAAGCTCCATTATCTTTAAGTTTTTTTTCTAAATTCGTGTAAAACCTTTCTACATTTGTTGAAGAAGCAGTCCAAACAGCCCAATTTTCATCATCACTGCCATCTAACACAATTTGTTTTCTCGTATGATGTATTCCATCATCTGCTAGATAGTCTCCTTGCATCAATTTTTGACCTTGTGTTAATGGAAACACAAGATTTTTAGATTCATGTGTTATAAAATTTGAAGGGGATGATTCATCAGATAATTCAACCTCTATATTAAATCTATTAAATATCTTATTAAACGTCTCTTTATTGTTAGGATAAAAGCTAAAATATTTGAAATTTTGAGTAGATATATATCTTTTATTCCCTGCTAAAACTCCTAATATAGAGCCTTTTTGTACAATCCAAGCTTTCTCTTCATCACCATTTTTACCATTTCCAGTAAAGCCAAAGTACACTTCATTTATATCAATACTTGTATCTCTATCTGTAATTGTTAATACTAGATATTTTTTTCGTAATTCTCCTACTATTTTTCTATATCCATATAATCCACTAGATATATCATAATCTTCAATCTTATTAGATAAAAGATTTTTATTACATATATCTATTTCTATATTTTCGTCAACATTCTTTATAGCACTTGGAAATTCTACAGAAGGCATAAGTCCACCTTGTTCGAAACCAGTAAAATTTTCTCCTTCTTCTAATTGTGGTCTCCATGTAAAATTATTTAAAATATTACTAATTGCAATAAATATTCTTATTCTATATGTCCCCTCTGCTAAATCTAGAGTAGTAAAATTCTTTGCACTAGAATATGCTTTTAGTTCTCCTCCTTCAACAGTAGTATATGAACCATCTTCTTCTTTTCGTTGTAGAAGAATTGCAGGTGAACTAGTTGCTGTCCCTAACGACCATGTTCCACCCATATTTTTAGACAAAGTGTATTTTCCAGCTGAAATATTAATTGGGTTGCTATAAAAATTCACTACACCAGAGGCTGTACCATTTAGTGTTATGACTCCGTTTTTTATTGAGCATGTAATTCCTTGGTTAACAGTTTCTTTTATATCATCAAAAATTATTTTATTCTTTCCACTTCTTGTTTCTTGACTGCTATTTCCCCCAATTCTGAATTTCGTAAATTTTGCTCTTGCTGTATTTTCTAATGCTATACTTTCTCCTTCGTTACTTACTTTTGGGAGTAAGTCTATTATTTCTGTTATTAAATCAATTTTTGAGTTTGCCTCTCCTGCATAATCATCTACCTTGTCCCAATTTTTATTCAATGCTTTGTCTATATCAAATTTATTGTTATTAGTTTCAAGAGGTTCTTCATGTTTAAATAACTTTAAATTTTTTGTTTCACTCATTTATTTACTCCTTTCTCAAGAGTTTCTATTCTTTTTATTAAACTTTGGATAATATTATCTTTTTCTTTATCTTTGGCTTGTAACTTTTCTATTTCATCTTGTAGCTCTTGTATTGCTTTATAAGCTATTGATACCATAGAGTATAAATTTATTCCTTCTTTATTGCTTGATATTATTTCTTTTGAACAATTATATCCATCTCCAATTATTGTGCCTATTGTTTTTTTGCTTTTTTCTTCTGATTTATAATTAAACATATAAATGTCTGTTTTTAATATTTCATCTAGTGCTCTTGATTGATATCTTTCTATATTCTTTTTTACCTTTATTGAGCTATTAGATATTACCTCTCCAGTTGCTGTTATATTCCCTTCAACATGAAGTCGACGACACACAATAAAACCATCATCAGAAAGTGTACAATTGCAATTTTCCTCTCCAATTCTTAATGTATGGTTTCCTGCTAAATCAACATAAAAACTTATTTTATCTAATATAGATATAGAAGGATAGATATTGCCAATCTGAGGAATTATAGATAGTAAAAGTTGTCCTGTTGATGTATCATCAATGTATAAACCTGGCATAGCGTCTCCATGCATTTTTATATTTGTAGCAACTATCCCAGCATTTGCACTATTTAATACTAAGTCACATCCATCTAATACCATTTCTCCCGTGCACCCTTCAGAATTTTTAGGTGGCATTGTAAAGTTTTTTATATACATTATTGGCCAGAATTTATCATCACTTGATGTTATTACTCCCCAAGCCATTCCATCTTCTACCGATTTTCCATAATCCGTAGGAACAGCAAAACTTATATAATTCTGTTTGTCTACTGTTTGCACTCCCATTTCTCCGAACACTGTATTTCCATCACTTTTATAAAAATGTTGACCATTTTTGTCCAATGCCATCATTACATTCTTATCTTTATCTAATATTGCTAAACTAGCATTTTTATTTATTATCATCATTTGAATAAAGTCTGAAATTTGATTCCATGCCACTTTTACATGTTCATAGTTTTGCTCTATTGCTGTTCCCAATTTGCTTGTTTCTGTATAGTCTTTTAACTTGTTATCTGTACTAGAATTTGCACTATTTATTGCTTCTGTTTTTGCCGTTGATGTTTCTGTTTTTGTTGAATATGTTTTACTTACTTCACTTGTTATGCTTTCTGCTTTTTGTGTTATTTGTGAATTTGTTTCTGTTTTTGTATAGTAATTATTACTTAAATTTTTATTTGTACTATCTGCTGTACTCTTTGCTGTGTTTGCTGTGGATTGTGCTTTATCTGCTTTACCATCTACTGTTTTTATTTCTGTTTTTACTTCACTTACACTTTGTGTTATTCCGTTTATATCTTGTTCGTGTTTTGTTAGTTTTTCAGAATTTTCAGTTGTTTCTTCAACTAATTGTTCAATCTTTCCTTCTGCTTGACTTATTCTGCTTTGAACTCTTCTGTTTACAACCTTTCGACTTTCTTTTTTTACGGTTGTTTCTTCTTTTTGTTTTATTTGGATTTTACTTGATATTTGTGCAATAAAGCTTCCTTCTAATGACATTTCACCTTGATAAAAAACATTTTTACCATTTATAACTATTTTGTCTCCAATGTCTATAGCAGGGTCTATTATTACTTTTCCTTCAAATGTATTTACTGTCAAATCTTTTATTTTGTTGTAAATCTTTTGAACTTGGTCTTCGTCAACAATGTACATATTTTCTTGATTTATCCAAAGATTATTTCTTGTGTCATCTCCAAATTTAAAACTTCTTACCCCATCTTCATAAGATACTTTTGAAATTTTAAATTCTTCACCCCATTTATATTCTCCAAACATTTCAAGTGATATTTCTGTTTCATCTTGACCAAATTCTCTGAAACATAATTTTCCTTCTCTATCAATACAAGCAAAGCAACCTGCACTCTCTGCAATATAACTAATGTATTCTCTTGCTGTTACAGTATTGTCATAAACAGATACCTTTTTATCAGAATTTAAAAAAGAAGTAGAACCTAATTCTACTCCTGCTTTATTACAAATATCTTGTGCTACTTCTGAAAGTGTTGCTTCGCCTTTTGATATTAATTCACTGCCATCATAATTAAATTCAAATTTAATCATATTATCTAGTGCTTTTATTGTTATTGTATTGTCATCATTGTCTGTGTAATCATCTACATTATAAATTCCGTATAGGTATCATTTCAAAGCTACTATCATTACTATTTAAACTTTTAACAGGTATTCCATTTAATGTTCCTACCAACATTGCATTTACTTCTGCTACTGTTAATGCGTGATTTATTAATATTCCATATTCTACTCTTATTTTTGAAAGAGTTTTTGGCATTTTATCTTTATATAGTTTCATTTCAATGTATTGACTTGGTGTACCACCTAAGCAAAATTCTTCTTCAAATGCATTGCCACCTTTTTTAAAATCCAAAATATAGTCTGGATTTATTAGTACATCATCTATATAGATATTCATTGCACAAACTGGGTTTTCATATCTATTTTGTTTCCACTTTTTACTTGTTTCGTACATTAACTCAACCCCTTTGCTTTATTTACTGTTGCTTTTTGTTGTGCTGTTAATTCTTTTTGCATCAAATTAAAAGACACTTTCCATCTTGATTTGGAAGTGTCTTCATCTAATCCTGTTTTATGCATTTCGCTTGTTCTTTTGCTTACTCTGAATTTTGCGTTTTCTAACATACCACCTTGAACACTCGGGCATTTTACTGTGACTATCATCGGATTCTGGTATGTTGCCTGCAAAAGTTCTTCTGCCTCGTCTTCTGATAAGTAGTCCCATGACATTTCAAGCTTTAGCATTCCAATTGCAATTGGATTATCTATTAATGCTCCTGTTACTTTTGATGTATAACTATCATTGTCTGTATCTTCTATATTATCTTTATATGTAGATGGTGTTTTCATTAATTTACCATTTAATTTCCATAACATAATTTTTATCCTCCTACTAAAGCTTCTATGTCTTTCCCTGTTCTTCTTTTCTTATCTCTTAAGTCATCTAATAATATTTGTCCAAGTTTTTTGTCTCCTACATTTACTGTTAAATATATTGGTCTATCGTTGTTATTTCCACTATAATTAGACAATACATCTTCAAATGTATCACGCATAATATTTTGTGGAGTTACAATTTCTGGATTTGTTTTAGCTCCGGAATATTCACCAGCTATTACGGTCGTCGCTTCTGTTAAAACACCACCCTTTGCTAATCTTGGTAAACTCAATGTATTTATGCTTCCAACATAAACTCCTGGAATTAGATTAATAAGCCTAATTCCCCCATTAATTAATCTAATCGCACTATTTATGGTTCTTTCAATTAAAGATATAACGCCATTAATACCTGATTTAACAGCTCCAGATATTGCATTCCCTATACTTGTACCTAGGCTTGAGAACGTATTTCTTACTCTGCTCCATACTCCACTAAAAAAACTTCCTATATTTGAAAAAATATTTTGAATTGAATTATATGCATTTTGAAAATTCTGTACTATTCCATTTTTTATATTACTTACTGCATTTTTTATATTAGATGTAATATTGTTCCATATATTTGATGCTATATTTTTTATATTGTTAAAAATGTTTGAAATATTATCTTTCACGCTATTAAATATACTAATTGCTGTCTGTTTTATATTTTCCCAAATTTGCTTTATACTATCTACTAGGCTAGATATTCCATCAAGTAGTCCTTGAATTATATATGTTCCTAATTCTGCCATGACTGTAGATGGTGAATGTATTCCAAACACATTTTTAAATCCTTCTATAAAAGGTGTAAAAATATGGTCTATTACCCATTGTCCCAAATTGCCAAGTGCTTCTATAATTCCTTTGAATATTCCTTCAACAACATTTCCACCACATTCTTTTATTTTTTCACTGAAAAAGTTTCCTGCTTCATCTATAGCTTCATTTATTTTTTCTCCTAGAATCATTCCTAAATTAATAAAACTTGCAAAAGCACTTCCCAACATTTCAAACATTGAGTCTACAATTCCATTCCAATCTATGTTTTTACAAAAATCAATTAACCCTTGAACAATAAAACTCCAATCAAAATCCTTAAAAAATGTTGTAATACCATTTAAAGCTCCCTTAATACCTGTACTTATTGTATCTCCTAATGCTCCCCAATTTGTATTTTTAAAAAATCCATTGATTGCATTAGCAACAGCACTACCTAAACCTGACCAATTAAATGTATGAACAAATGATTGAACAAGATAGATTGCAGTATTTATTCCTTGCGCTATAGTATTCCCGACTTGCTTCCAGTCTGTTGTTGCTATGAAACCATTTAAAAATTGTGCAATATTAGTTCCAATTTTTTTTGCTGTATTTTGTATTTTATCCCAAGGTATGCTATTCATTGCATCATTTAATTTTTCTCCAATTGTTGCTCCAACTTCATACCAATTTCCATTTTTTATTACATCTATAATACTATTATCTACTTTAGATAAATCAAAACTTGGTGCTGTTGTTCCTCCACTTCCACTATCTGAATTACTATTATTGTCAGAGACATTATTTATTTCACTATGTATATTAGATAAGCTCTTTGTTTCATTTTTTGCCTTTTTAGCATTTCCAGCCATACTTGCATATGAACTTGCACTTGCTTTAGCAAATATATTTACTCCTGTTAGTACGTAAGCTACACTTTGAATCGCTTTCATTAATTGATAAACTAAATTTGTTACAAACTGAATAACTGGTGCTAATGCACTTCCCATAGCATATTTCATATATTCAATGTTTGCACTTAACTGTTTAGCTCCTGCATTTTGACTTGATAACCATGTATTTGCACAACCACTTAAAACAGAATAAATGCTTCTTAATGAGAATAATGCCATAGCATATTTCATAACGTTTCCTATTCCTTGCCTTAATCCTGTCCCCATTCCTTTTATATTATTTGTAATATTTTGAGTTATTTTTGGTAGTCCTTTAAAACTATTTTTTATACTAGACATACTAGGCCTAACTTGTTCTATTTTTTGCTTAAATGCTTCAAAAAAACTACTCAATTTGTTTTGAGTAGTTGCTGTCTGAGATATTTGTTGTCTTAATTGTGACATTTTGCTCTTTGCTTCGCTAAGTTGCTTATTATAATATTGTATTTCTTTTACTAATACTTCTTCTTTATCGCTTAAATTAATATATTGTTTATTGTTTTCTAGCCTTTCAGGATTTACTTTATTCATTGGTTCATTAGCTATTTTATCTAACTTAGGTGTTATTATATCTAATTTTATTTTTCGGGCATTTATTTTTTCTTGTAAACTATCAATTTGCTTTTGTATCTGAGATATTTGTTTTTGTGCATCTTTATTGTTAACTTTTATTGCAAGTTCATTATTTGCTGAGCTTTTTCTAATCTCTTGTAGTTTTTTCTTGATAAAGAAAACTGCCTGCTGTACTTTATTTTTCATCTCTTTTGTATTTATTTTTGAAAAAGCATTTTGTGTTTGATCCATCTGCTTTTTTATGGTTGGTACTATTTTTTGAAACTCTTTTAATGCTTCTTCTACTTTTGCAGTTACTATGATTTCTATCTCTTCTACCGTGATAAGTCATTCCCCCTTTCTCCTTAATTTAACGAAATAAAAAAACACCTACCTAAGTAAGTGCTTTTTTATTTTTTGTTGTATTTTTATTTAAATATACTTGTAGGAGCAAATCCCATTTTTCCTTTCTTTATTGTCCATGTATTACCACAGTTTTGGCAAACTGCTACAGTAGAATTTATTGTTTTAGTTTTATTTGTGCCTTTAGATTTTTTCCAAAACAAATTAGATATACCTAGTGTACACAAAGCAGTAAATCCTCTTGCACTATTATTTACATGTCCACCAAATCCAATACCCTTTTTATTTGTTTGTTGACCTTCTTCAACAAGTTGAACTTGAACATTCTCACTTCCACAATAGGGACATTTCATTCTTTTTTCCTCCTTTAGAACATTGATGCTTCTACAATTTTAAAAGTTGCATTTTGCATTGCATTTAATTTGTCTGATGATACATATGTAAATATATCAAAACTTTGACTTTGTCCTGCTGCTAAGTCATTTGCATAAACATAATCTTCATTGATTCTTGCTCCTGATTCATCTACTGCTTCTATATGTAAGTTAAAAGATTTTGTTTCTGAAGTTTTGTTTGTTACTTTAACTGTCAACTTTGTATCCTTTGTTCCATAACTTCCATTAGTCACTTCAAAATTTCCTAGTTGTGCATCTACATCATTAGCTAGAACTTCTTCTGTACTACTTCCTGTTGCCTTATCTAAATTAGCACTAACTTCATTTAAGCTATCTGATAAAGCTTTTTGAGAATTAATTGTAATTACCATTGCTAGTACGCACAAAATAACACCTGCAATAGCTTGTCCTTTGCTGGCTTTTTTAATTAATGATACTATTGCTAAAATTCCTCCTATTAACCCTAAAACAAATGATACATTATTTACTATTGGAATAAATGAAGTACACACTCCTATAATTCCTAATACTAAACCAGCAGTTCCAAATCCACTCTTTTTCCTCTCTTCCATAATAAATTTCCTCCTTTTATTAATTATAAAAAGAGTATATCATTTTAAGTTGAAAAAGCATGTCGAATTTTGTCGAAAATATATATTTTTTATCATTTATCCCTTAAATAACATTCTTTGCTCTTCTAATGTTTGTTCTTTCTCTTCTATTTTAAATAATTCTTTATAATCATCTCTAATTAGAATAATTTTAGGGTCTTTGCTCATACTATCTGCTCTTATAAGTTTATTAGTTACCGATTCTTGTAGATTAATTTCGCTTTTTAAGTTATCAATTATTTTTAAAAGATGAGTTTGGCAGTATATATTTATTTCTGAATATCTACTATTCCAAAATTCATGTGGTTTCATATCAAAATAATATGCCAATGGTTCTATAGAATATATTAATTCTATTAAATTGTTAGCTTTTCTTATATTTTCAATAATATCATTTAATCCTTTTAAATTTGAGCCATTATTTCTTTTTCCACTACTCTGTTGGCTGCATTCTCTACTGCTTTTTCCAATAATTTGTCTGTATTCATTGTTAATAATGGATTTAATGTTATTTCTTTTAGTTCTTTCTTGTTCATTTTCTTTTTGAAAAAACCCTCATTATTCAACGCCTCTGCTATCTTTGCATATAATTCACTTATAGTTATTCCTTCTGCTCTACAATCATCCATAAATTCATACACTTCACTTGATGATGTAAATGCACTTTCACCGTTTTCGTTTTCTGCTAATTTAAATATTATTTTTGACAATGCTTCTATATCTAATATAGAATATGCTTTTATAAAGACTTCTTCAAAATTTTTATTTTTTAGTAGATTAGCTATGTCTACTATCTTTCTTGTTTTTAGTACTAAATTAATTGTTTTATTTTTCGTTTCTATAATCATCTTTTTCTCTCCTTTGCAAAAGAGAGAAGGCTTGTGCCTTCTCCTAAATTAAAATTTTGTTGAATCTCCTTCAACTGGATATCCATCTGTTTCAACTGTTTTTGTTTCTTTGTAAACCCTCATAGTATCTTTTATGAAATCTCCATCGTTTATCTCTTGTCCTGCAATATCTACAGTACATTTAACAGTTTGAACCAATGGCTTAGTAGCAACTGATGCTGTTGATTCTGGATATTTTACGAATAAGTATATTGATGTATCTGCATCTGCTATAGCTTGAATAGCTTTATGTGTCTCTTGTATGAACATCATTTCTATATCAACTGTTTCCGCTTTTCTTTTTCCTTTAGCCATTCTTTCTTCTTCTAAATCTAAAGCACTATATGTTTGTCCCTCTTTTAGAGTTTTTAATTGTCCAATTTTTTGAACATAACCCATTTTTGTTTTTTCTCCTGTTAAAGTTTTTGCATATGATACCTCAGCTTTCATAGCAACTTGTGGTGTCGTTGCTTTTTTTGGTGTTTCTCCTTCCATCTCTAATTCCTCCTTATTATCTTAAATTAAAAGAGGTTGTTATTGAATTATAACAAACCTCAAATGTTATTGCTATACCGTATTTTTGCAATATAGGATCATATACTGCAGGACTGGTATTCGTCCTTGTAAAATTAAGTTCTTGAAGTTTTTTATCAACTTCATCTATCATTTTCATTGCTTGGCGTTGTTTTTCATTCCAACAAGTTACTGATATTTGAAATGTAGAAAATATTGGAAATGCATTTTCTGTTTTATTTACGGATTTTAAAGGTGTATGTAATTCCAAGCAAGGAAATTTACTTGTTGTCGTTGGATTTGTTAATATTTGTTTATATTTTAATGACTCTAGTTTTTCATATGTTAAATCACTAAACTCTAATACACTTAAATCTTTCATTATTTACAACACTCCTTTAACATTTCATCTAATCTTTTCTTTGCTATTTCTGTATTTTCATTTCTGCTTTCAAACTCTGCATCCCCTATAAAATGATTAGCTTTTGAACCTACTGCTACATAAAATTGTTGTTTATTAATAGTTACTATTGGATAACTCAACGACCTCCCCACTTTATTTACAGGGATATACCATTCTGTATATCCTGACTCAATAAAATGTTTTGTTTTTCCTATGTGTTCTTGTTCTGCAAATTGTCCTGTGCCAAAATACTCAAACCATAAATAAGATTGCCCATTTTCAGTCATAAATTTGGAAGGGTCTGCATAAACCCTTCCTTTAACTTCTTTTGTAGACATATCAACCATTTCAACCAATATTCCATCTTCTTTATGACCTTTTTCCAGCCTTATAGCATAACCTCTAATGTTTTTTAATACATCTTCTGTTATTATTTTTGCAGTTTGTGGTAATTTTTGCATTATAGCATTTATATTTTTGAAATTATGTTTCACTTTAAAATTACAATTAAAACTTATCATTGTATTTTCTCCATTCTATATACATAAGTGTTTCCTATTTGGTTTTTATCTAACACCTTATATTCTGGAATAAACTCCTTTAATTTTGAGACATCTTCAAATGATATTCCATTGCCTTTTTGTATATCATAATCTCTAGTCGTACGACCTTTATATGTACTATAATCCACTTCACCAGTAGACTTTCTATCTAACTCGTTGACATCTTGTTGCATATTTAGCCAAGCCTGTCCTTTATATTTCCATACTTTATCTGATTCTCCGTGATCTTCTATTTCTTCATATTGGGATATATATACTTTTGTTAAATCTCGTAATAGCACTATCTAATCCTCCTTAATCCAGACTTTATAATATTATTTCTTAATTCTTCTACAATATCTTTGTATGAACTTGATATACTACCCTCGTTTCTTGAAAGTAAACCCTCTGCTCCTCTTGCAAGATATTCACTTCTTACTGCTTTTTTTATGTATGGAAATAGTTTTGTGTCACCTTTTTTTCTATTAGAATTATCACAGGCAATAGATGTTATATCATCTATTATATCCTGTAATACACCATCTGTATTTTCTTTATAGTTTGCTCCTAGGTTTTTCTTAATTTGCTCTAACATTCTATTGCCTCCATTGTTTATTCTTGTGGTAAAAGAGCTAGTAAATCTTTCTTTTTAGTTATTCCATCAAAAGCAATTTCTTTTTCAGTTAGAATTGCTTTTATTTCTTCAACTGTTAGCTCTTTTTTAGTTTCTTTTTCTATTTTATTTATCTTCAATCCTATAAATGTTGCCATTTTAAACCTCCTAACCTTCATATGAACAATATACACCAGCTAGTTTATTCTCATATACATGTCCATATAAGTTATTGTTTCTGTATTTAAATACATTGTCATCTCCACTTTGATCTTCATCTGGTGTAAAGTATTTTATGTATTGGTCCATAGCTGTTACTGCTGCAGATTTCTCAATGCATAAGAAGTTAATATCTTTTCCTCCTTCTACTAATTCATAATAATCTGATGTTGATGGATTTCCTGCTGGAGAATTTACTTTTGAATATGTTCCAGAACTTTCTGTGTAATATGTCTTTCCTGATACTACAGCTGTATCTTTTGACTTAATGTATGTGTCTTTTGCTTTTTGGTATCCATAATTTTCTTTTCCACTATTTAATGTTATTGCTGTATACATTCTCGTTTGTGGAACTTCAATTATTGTTGAAAATCTTTCTAATACTTTTTTAGATTTAGTTGTGTCTAAATCATCTATCATTCCTTTTAATGTTGGTGTTATAAATAAAATTCTATTTTCTGTTGAAACTTCATCTTCATCCATTTTATTTGTACATGCTCTTAATGCACTTACAACTCCTGCACCATCTGAAATTGTTTCTTTTTTTGTTGAAATCCCATCTACTCCTGCTATTTTTGCTATTCTTGCTGCATCAGTTTCTGGAACAACTTTTGTTCTTACAAATTCTCCAGATAATTTTGCAAAAGGTAATCCTAATGCTTCTTGATTGTCTAATCTATCAATTCTTAAGTCTTGACTTCTTTCTTTGTCATATTTTACTGTTTCCCATTTGAATGTTGTTGAACCTTTTGTGTATCCATCATTTCTTGAAAAGTCTCCTAAACCATCCATATCTAGTTTAGCTACTTTAATTTCTCCATTTAATCCTTTTTGTACTGTTGTTTCATCTCCATCTAATATAGATGTTTTTGCTTCGTTTTTATATACTTCATCTAATTTTGGTAAGTATATTGTTGATATTTCAATATTATTCATTTTTTAATCCTCCTATTTAATTAATCCCATTGCCTTTCTTATTGCTTCATCAGCACTTGACTTATTACCAGATGGGTCTGGATTATATGGTGGTTTTTCTTTTGACCACTCATTTACTGCTTTTTCTACAATTCTGTCTTGAATTGCTTTTATAAGTTTTGTTTTGTCTTGTAATTGCTCTGCTGTCATATTTTCATAATCAAAAAGATTTAAAAATTCTGGGTCAAATGCTGTGTCTTGTGTTGTTGCTATTTTTAGTGCTTCATCTTTTAAGTCTCTTGCATTTAACTTTCTTTGAATTTCTTTGTTTGCTTCCTCTTGTTTCTTCAATTGATATTGAAGTTTTTGAGTTTCGTTCATTTGAGCTAATTTTTCTGCTTCTGACTTTTGTGTGTCTTGTTCTAATTTCCATTGCTCTTTTAATTTTGTTTCGTGTGTTTGTATTGCTTTTTGAACTCTTCTATCAAATTCCGCTTGATATTCTTTGTTAGATAAAACATCATCAAAAGTCTGTGTTTGATTATTTTGATTATTATCCGTTGCATTATTTGCCCCGTTTACATCAATATTTGTGTTATTTGCGTTTTGGTTTTCGCCTTCCATATATTTTCTCCTATCCCAATTTGTTCTTTTGCCCAAATTGTTACATTAAAAATTCTGTTGTTCTTTAATGCCTGCAAGCAGTAAAAAGGCATAAAAAATAGACGTACGTCTACGTCTAAAATTTATAATTATAAAATGTTAATAACTTATTTATTTTTTTCTTTAATATTAAGATATATTGCATATCCTATTATTCCTGTTAATTCTGTTAATATTGTGGCTATTACTCCACACCAAAATGGATTTATATACATATTTTATCCTCCTTTAATTTTATTTAAATCATATTATTAAACAATGAGCCGAATAAATCGTTCTTTGAAATCTTTATTTGTGATTCAATTGTGTTTCTCTCTTCTAATGACATCTTATCAATTATTTCTTTATCTGACATTTACTATCCCTCCATAATAAAAGCACCTACTTGCTAGTAAGTGCTAAAATTTACCTTTTATCATTTTATTATGATATTTTTTCCATTTTTCATATTGCTTTATTATTTCTTTTGGTGTATTTTCTTTCCATTTCCAAGGTTTTTCTTCTCCTAATGTATCTATTTGCCAATCTGTCCAAGGGTGTTCCATAGGCATCATATTAAATCATTCCTTTCATAACTTCTATTATGTTTTTGCTCAGTAATGAAGCATTTTGTTTATTAGCATAATAATCTGCAAATGCTTCTGCAATAATTTCTTGTCCTCTTTCTTTATATGCATATCCTGAAATATTTCTTATTAGTAAATCTTTTTCTTTTATATCATTTACACCTATTTTATTCAAGGCTTTATTTAATATTTTATTTACTGTTATATTATTTTCGCTATCAAAAACTATTGCATTATTATTGTTATGATTTAATTTTTTTATTATTTCTGTTACTGCTATATGTCCTGTTTCATGTATTGACATTTCTTTATAAGTTGTGTTATTAGGATGAAAATGCTTCTTAACATCCATTTCATATAATTGTTTTGGAACTTTACCATTATAAAATTTATTTTTATTTATATACATTACATATGTTCCATCTTTTTGTAATTCTACTGCTAGTCCACCATTTGGATGGTCTATTTCTTTTATTTCTTTAATCTTTCCTCTTATATTTGGAAAATCATTATATACTCTACTCATATTGTTTAATAATTCTTTTAAAACTTCTTTATCTATATGCCTTGTATTTATTTTTTTAATATTGTATTTTTCTTTTATATATTTTTCAAATTTTGTATCAAATATATTAAATTGTTTTTCTGTTTCTAACTCAATATGCTCATTATTAGAATTATACACAATTGTACTTCTGCAATAGTGAAAGTGATGTTGTATTGGTGGGAGATTTAAGCCTAGTACTAATCCATTGCATCTAATTCTTTGTACTGTTAATTCTTTTTGTGTCTCACCATAATATCTATCAAATACATTTTCTTTGTTAATATAAAACTCTTGATTATTTAAACTATCACACATTAAAGTTGTTTTATCATCTTCTACTGCAATAAATCTAACTTTTGAGTTATCTTCTGTTACTTCTTTTATTCCTTCTGCTTTTGCTAGATTATTTAATCCAATCATTTGTAAATCTACTGCACCTGATATCTTATCATTATTTATATTAAGTTTTTGATTATTTTGCCTATTTATTATTATTTGAAACTCATTAGAATCAATTTCTAAGTTTTTTTGTTGTTGTATATTTAAAATTAATTGTTTATATATTTGTTGTGCATTATACTGCATTGTTGCTTCAATGTATTGTTTCCAATTAAATCCACTGTAATTTGGTTGGTCTAATAATGCAAGAAATAAAGCCATCGTTAATATTGATGGCTTTTTCTTTTTATTTACTTCTTTCTGTCCGTTCTTCATAATAATAATTTGCATCTTCATACATTATTAGATTTTCATATTCATCTAGTTTTCTTTGTTCTTCTATATATGCACTATAAATTAATAATTCTAATATTTCACTATTTTTTACTCTTGTTCTTCTATAAATATTGTTTGCTAATACACTAAAATAATTATTGTTTTTTAGTAATCCTTGTTCTTTCCATTGTTCTATATATGTATTTATTCTTTTCTTAGTTTTATTATCAGCTATATTATATATGTTTTCTGTTGTAAAGTTAAATGTATCTAATAGTTCTTGTAGCCTATTTTGTGTCTGTTTGCTTATTGTTTGGTATATCTTTTTTAGTTTTTTCATTTGATGATTGTGATACTCCCATATTTCCACTTGTATCACCCACTTTTCCATTATTATTTTGTCCAATTTTAACTATATTTTCTAAATCGTTTTGCATTTTCTCTTCATTTTGTTTATCTATTTTTTCTAGTTCTGAATTACTATCTAGGTCGTCTGGTAACATATCAATAACTGATGCATCACTTAATAGTCCTCTTAATTTTAATGCTCTTGCCGTTTCAGTATCTTTGTCGGTTGGTAGATTTCTTTGTAAATCTATTTTTATACTTCTAAAGTCATAAGATTTATGTTTTCTTTTATTTATTCTATCTATTATTGTTTCCCATCTTCTCAATATTGCTTGTTTAAAATGTTTGTCTGCATCTGTTATCATTTGTTCTAATGCAAAGAATTTTCTATCTAATGCACTTGCATTGTCTGCATTTGTAAATCCTAAATCTGTTATATTAGGTACTCCACTTATCATTGCTATTAAGTCTATTAATGTTTTCTTATGATTTTCTAGTGCTGTATCTTGTACTGTTTTTTCTACCCATGCTATATCGCCTGATTTATCGGGTGTATAAAATACTTTCATTTTAAGCATTGTTTCATCGTTTTGTTTTCTTTCTGGGTTCTCAATCATAACTGGATTTCCATTTTCGTCTTTTTCTACTTCTCCGTTGTTTATCTTTCTTTTCTATAAGCAATGGTATATCTGGTTCATAACCTGTTATTTTTAATTTTGCATCATCATTATATTGGAATGTATTTCTACTATTTTGTATTACTCTTTCATAAGCACAAATTAAAGAGACTACCAATTCAAAGCTTGATAGTCCCATTTCATTTTCTATTGCTATACAAGGAAGCATACTCCATTTACTTTTTTTGAATTTTTGTTTATCTTCTTGTAATTTTGCATAATCATTTGGTGTTGGCGAATAATATCTTTTACCATTTATTGTTGTTAATTCTACTATTGTTATGTCTGCACCATTTTTATCTCTTTCAGTCCATTTTCTTAGTTGCCCTATTTGTTTTACTGGTGTTGAATAATCAAATATTCCTATTGTATTTAATGCACTTTGTTTTGTATATACTATTTCATTATCTTCATTCTCGTATAATACTTCATAGCATCCTCTCATTCCAAAATAATCAAATGCTAAATCAAAAAATTCTGTTGCATCATCATTATATTTACTTATATAATCTATTAATACTTTTAGTTCTTCATCTTTATTTGCATCTATATTAAATACTTTATTAAGTAGTTTTTTTATTATATTTAATTTTGTTGGGTCTGATATCTTTTCAACGTCATATACAGGTGCTTTTCCTGCGAAATACCCTGTTACCATTGAATTAATATAATTTTCAAATGCAACTTTTATTTTTTCATCATTTATACTTACTAGTTCAGAATTGTCTGTCTTTCTTCTTATTCTTTCATATAGTTGTTTTCTTGCATTCCATTCTTTATCTGCTAACATTAATATTTGTGCTACACTATTTTCATTTTCTAATGTTTCTGGATTCCATTGTATCATTGTTTTTCCTCCTATATTGGTTTTATATAACCAAATTGTAATTTCTTTTGATTTATATATTTTTCTACTGCATATCTCATTGCATCCATCAAATGATTAAAATCATCTATTGGTCTATTTATTTTGTTTCCAAACTTGTCCTCGTCCCAAGTATAATTACTTATTTCTGTTATAAAATTTACACATCTAGGATGTATTATTATTTCAAAGTCTTGTATAAATTGAATACCATTGTTTATACTGTCTTTTCCTTTTAATGCACCTGTAATATGTCTTAATCCTAATCCTCTTAATTCATCTATTGACTTTGGTTCTGCACTATCTGCCGTTATCTTTTCTTTTGAATAGCCCATTTGATTTATTTGGTTATATATCGCTTTGTTACTCATTCCTTTTTGATATATTTCATCATATACATAAATCTTTTTGTTTTTTAAATCTATTGCACCACAAAATAGTGCTGTCGGGTCGTTTGTATAACCAAAGTCTAACCCAAAAGCACTATCTAAGTTTCTTATTGTATTTAATTCAAATTTTTCTTCTTTCCAATTTTCATATACTAATCCATCAACTATACCCCAGTTACCTAATCCTGCAACTTGATATCTTCTAGGATTATTTTTCTTCATTCTTTCAAATACTTTTTTATCTGCTTCATCTAGCCACTCGTTACAAAGATAATTTGTTGTCATTGCTAATATATCATCATCTTTAACATCAAAAAATCTTTTCTTAATCCAATGATGTTCATTCCAAGGATTTAATGTTATTGTTATTTGTTTAAATAATCCTTCTGGTACTTCTCCGTCTTATACTTTCATCTATTACATCAAAATCAGATTCTTTTGTTATTTCGTATGCTTCTTCAATCCATAACCAACATAAAACACCAATATCTACTGATATTGATGTTACTTTTAATGGGTCATCTAAACCTCTAAAATATATTTTCTGTCCTGTTGGCTTATACGTCATTTCTAATGGACTTTCTTTTATCTCCCAAAAACTATCTACTTGTAATCTATGTATTGCCCACTTTAATTCTGTAAAACAACTATCTTTTAATGTTCTAAATGTTTTTCTAATTACAAGCGTATTAGCTTCTTTATATTTCATCATATTGCTTATTATCCATAATGCTGTTGTCTTTGATTTTTTACTTGCTCTTGAACCTTTACATACTCTATATCTACATTTGCAATGCCAATACTCTGCATAACCTTTCCCAACTATACTTTGTAATGATATGTTATTTACTTGTTGTTGTGTATTTTTATTTATTATTTTATTCTGTAATATCATCTGTTATCACCACTGGTATATTTCCAGCAACTTCAACTTTTTCTTTAAATGTACCATATCTTTTTCCAAGTAGTTCTGCACATTTTGTTCTATCTTGTAATGATGCATCTAATCCAAACTGGTCTTTTTCTTCTCCTCGCATTACTTTTGTTAAGTATTGTAATACTTCTTCTTGTGAGGCAATTCTATTATTTTCTAATTGTTGTAATCGTTCTTGAATGAAATAGTTAAGTTTGGTTAAGTTTTCTGCACCTATATTCTTTGCTGTCTTAGAACTATACCCTGCTCTCTTTGCACTTTCTGTTGCATTCGCAGTTTCTATATAATAATCTATAAATCTTTTTTGCTTTTCTGTTAATTTATTATAATCTTTTTCATCTTCCATCTGCCTCACTTCCTTTTCTGTGTTCTTTTATTAAGTATTTCATTACATCTATTTTGTTATAACATTCTTCTTTTTGCTTATATCTATCTTGTAATTCAAATTCATCTGTTTCTTCATTGTATATTTCTACTTGTTCTCTTTTTAATATTTGGTATTTAGTGCAATATTTACAATTCTTTTCACTATAAAATTGAAAACTATTTATTTTATATATTTGTCCTTTTATAGATAAAGCATATAATAATTTATTTATGTTTTTATTTATGTTCATTTTTTACCTCGAAATATTGTTCTACTATTTCATGAATAATGTCATAAGAATTTGCTACTATGTCTGCAACATCTTCCTCTGTGTATTGTTTTTCACAATGTGTTATATAATTATCTATATAGCAATGTGTTAGTTCATGAATTAATGTTGATTTTTTTCTTGCTTCTGGTAAATCTTCATCAATATATATTTTCAAAGTGTCACAATATGTAATTCCATAATATCTCATATCTATTGATTTTAAATTTTCTTCTTCATTTGCTCTTCTAATATTTTGCATATTTTTTATTGATTCTTGGGATGTTTCTGTTATTGTCCATTCTCTGTTATTTATTTTAAATTTCATTTAATTAAACACCTCTCTTTTATTCTATAAGGGCAAAATACTTTACCTTCTCTTAGACTTGTAACCTCTAAAAAAGAACAGTTTTTACACTGTTCTGGTAATTCATTTTTTATTTGTTTTAATTTGTCATTATCTTTATATTTTTGCTCTTCTTCTATCATATCTAGTACTTCCTCACAACTGTCAAATTTACATTCTTTACATTTTTTTCCTTGTATTGGACATACTTTATTATCTATCAAACATTGTTCCATATTTTAATCCTCTGTGCACTTTAGTTTTCCATTTATGTCTTGTGTTATTTTACAGTCAATATCTTTATTACATTTACTGCAGTTTTCTTCTTTGAATTGTTTTATTTGTTCTAGAGTCATATTATTACCTCTTTTCTTATAAACACTTTGGTCTAGGTAGTAGGAGTTGAACCTACACTCTCAGGTGTCCAAGACCCGCATCTTACTATCAAGACTTTACCTAGATATTAGAACTCGCTAGGAATGTTCTTTATATACTCAAAGGATAATAATCATTACAGCCAAATTTATATTATCAGTTACCTAGCATACTGGTAATAACTAATTAATTGTTATAAAACACTTGCTTTCCGTATTCTACTGCTACTTCATGTTCTATTTTGCATCCTCTTGCTTTTTCCCAACCTTTCATAAATACAATTCCATCAACTTTTCCTATGTATCTAATTGATTGAGATAACATGTAAATTGCAATATCTTCATCTTCTGGTGCATTTTCAAATACTGTATCTATAACTTCATTTCCTTCTTCTTGTAATCTACTTACTAATTCTGCTCTTTCTTCTCTTATTTGTTCATTTGTTTTACCTCTCATAGGTTGGCTTATCATTAATTTCATAATTTTTATTCTTCCTTCCATAACATAATAAAAAGAGTAAATACTAAGGGCTTGCATTTACTCTTTTCTCTACTTACATTTCTCTCGATTATATATATATCACATTTTTATGGTGCTAAAAAAGACATAAAAGGTGCTTTTTTATAATTTTGCATATTCTTTTATAGCTTTTTTTATTAAAGTCTTTGTATATCTATAAGCCTTATCTATTTCTACTGATACTTCTTCAACTTTCATGCCTTCTACGAATCTTAATTCTAATATGTTTTTATATGGTTGCTCTACCATTTTTATTTTATTTGTTATTCTAATGAGGTTTTCTTCTTCTTCTTGCATAATTTCTATGTGTTCAGATATCAATTCTAACAGTCTATCAATGTTTTTTGTCATTTTATCATTGTCTGGCGTTCCTTTTGGCATATCAGATAGTACTGTAGTTGTTTTAGTAAGTTTTGTTTTTGTTTCTTCTATTTGATTTAATTTTCTTTCTTCAAGTTTTTTACTATGTAAATATGAATATAATTCTTTTTTAGCATCCTTCTCTATCATTTGTACCTCCTTGTTTTCTTTTTATATCTTCTCTTATAAGTTCATCTTTAA